TGTAGGAAATGTAACAGGAAATGTAACAGGAAATGTAACAGGAAATGTAACAGGAAATGTAACAGGAAACGCAACGGGTCTTTCTGGAACTCCTAATATCACTGTTGGAAGTATTACAGCTTCAAGTCTTAATTCTTCTGGCGTTGTAACAGCGACATCATTTATTGGTGACGGTAGTGGCCTTACTGGTGTTGTTGGTTCTGGTTCGGGTCTCGTAGTTAGAGATAGTGGGACATTAGTTGGAACGGCAGGGACCATAGACTTTGGAAACAATCTAACAGTATCTGCTATCTCTGCTGGTATTGTTACTATTACTAGTAGTATTGTAGGAATTAATACTTCAGGAACTTCTACATTTAATAATCTAAATGTAACTGGTGTTTCTACTTTCGCTGGTGCGATTACAGCTGGTAGAATCACTGCGGGACTGACTAGTAGTATCATACCTTTCTATTACGATACATACGCAAGTCTTCCATCATATTCTACCTATCACGGTGCGGTTGCTCATGCACATGATACTGGTAAGTTCTATTATGCTCATACACGTTGGGTAGAGTTAGTTAATACCGAATCTGATGGAACTGTAGGCACAGGCACTGAAAAATATAATATTGGAATCACCTCAGTTACCACATTAAATGTTTCTGGTGTTTCTACATTTGCTGGTATTACAACGATCACTGGATCGACACTATTTGCTAAACAACTGAATGTTTCTGGCGTTGTAACAGCGACATCATTTGTTGGTGACGGTTCTGCACTTACTGGTGTTATTGGTTCTGGTTCGGGTGTCATAGTTAGAGATAGTGGGACACTAGTTGGAACGGCAGGGACCATAGACTTTGGAGATAACTTAACAGTATCTGCCGTTGTCGCTGGTATTGTAACTGTAACAGCTTCTGGAGGTGGAGCAGCTAATAATGGAACCCTAACACTTGCAGTTTCTGGAACAGGTCTTTCTGGATCTCAAACTTTTACTGCCAACCAATCTAGTAACGCAACATTTACAGTTACATCTAACGCTACAAGTTCAAATACTGCATCAACATTAGTTGCTCGTGATGGATCGGGAGACTTCACTGCAGGCACTATCAATGCCGCAAGTTTCAGAACCAATACAACTGTTGGTGATGGAACAGATGTTGGATTTGCTATCAAATACTATATTACTGCAAGTGGTTCCTCTGCATATAGATTAGCTGGTCCTGGAGTGTTAAATGGTACAAATAATCCAACTCTTTATTTGCATAGAGGATTTACTTATATTTTTGAAAACTCTACTGGAAGTGGTCATCCATTTGCGATTCGCACAAGCAGTGGAGGATCTGCATATACTTCTTCATTCTTGAGTGGATCTCAAAATGGAACGCAAATATTCACAGTTCCTTTTGATGCTCCAAATACTTTAGTATATCAATGCACTATTCACTCAGGTATGGTTGGAACTATTAACATTGTTACGTAAACCAATAAATAATTAAAAAATGTATCGATGGCAATAACTAAGGTAAGTCCCTCTGGTATTAGCACTTCTGGATCTATTGTCATAGATTCTATATCAGCTCAGTCTCAAATCAGAGTAGGATCTGCAACTACGATTCATACTGGTGGATATCAAATAGGTTCTTCTAATCTTCATAAAACTGGATTAGATATTAGCAACATATATGCCTCTGGCATTTTAACTGCAACTTCATTTGTTAAATCTGGTGGAACTTCATCTCAGTTCTTAAAGGCAGACGGAACCACGGATGGCACTGCATATCTAACTGCTGCAACTGTTGGTGGTCAAACCGATAACGTTCCTGGGCAGATTGTTTCTCGAAACGGATATGGTGGATTTGCTGCTGGAATAGTTACTACAGCTTCTATACACCTAGATAATGCATTAGAAACGGTATCTGTTGCAACTACATATCAAAATGGATCCTTTAATAATGTTATTTTAGAATGTGACTTAGATAATGGAGCAATATTTACACACAACATTGGGACAAACGGTACGGTTGGAGTTGTATCTTTTAAAGATTTTCCTGCCATTAAAAATTCTGCAGTAACTTATACAATTATTTTTACTCAACAATCAACAACTCCTGCTGGGACTGGAAACACAACAGGTGCAACAGGAATAGGTACAAATATTTTTGTACAAGCAATAGGTGTTACAGGATTCTCAACTTCTGCAAGAGTTTCTGCAGGAACAACAGTAACACTATCAAGTACTCCCAATGATGTTGATTTTGTTTCTTTTGTGATTCATTACAATGGTTCTGGCCCTACAACACAATCAAATTATAAAGTTTTTACTAGCGGAAATGGGCAGTTTAGATTTGGTGGTATAGGAGTCTGAGTATGAGTCCACTTAGTTTTGGATTTAGTAAGTCGAATAATGCAATTTCTGGGATAGCAGTTGGAAGGGGAGGTTCTAGAAGAGATAACAATCCTGGAAATGCAATTGTTGGAACTACTGCAGGTGGAGAACTTGTTTGGAAATTTACATCTTCTGATGAGATTTATATTAATCAGACAAGAACTGTAAGAGTTCTTGTTGTTGGTGGTGGTGGAGGACCAGGTGGTCCATACTCTTCTGGTGGTGGTGGAGGAGGAGGAACCAACTATCAAGCATCATATACCCTAACTGAGGGAACTTATACAGTTACTGTTGGTAATGGTGGTGTCGGTGGTGCAGGTGGATCGTCATCGTTGGTTAAAAGTGATAGTACAATTAGTTTAACAGCATCTGGAGGTGGAAAAGGTATTGATGCTTCCAACTCTGGTAATGGCGGAACATCTGGTAACGGATATGGTGGAGGATCGTTTTGTTGGTCAGTTCATGCTGGTTCCGCTGGTGGAGGTGGAGGCGGTGCTGGCGGCGGTGGCGGAGGTGGATACAACTGTGGAGGATGTGGTGGCGGTGCTGGTGGCAGTGGCGGTACTGGTGTTCAGTATAATGTAGAAGCGGATGGTGCTAAGTATTATGGGGGTGGTGGAGGAGGTGGCGGCGGCCGCTCTCCTAACTGTGGAGGGCCTGGTGGTAGTGGTGGCAGCGGCGGTGCTGGTAATGGTAATAATGGAAATGATGGAGTTGTGCGTGGAGATGGTTTTGGTGGTGGTGGAGGAGGATCTGGTGAAAATGGTACAGGAAGTAGTTCGAGAGGTGGTAGTGGAGTTGTTGTTTTGCGATTTTTGTGATATACTCTAATATGATCAAAAATATGAAATGGGCATTTATAACTTATTCCCAACTCCCATACTTCATGAATCAAAGATTGTTTCCAATTCCTTATTAATTAGATTACAAAAACAAGTAAAAAAGACAAAAACATTTCATAATGAAATAGGTAATACATTGTTACATACCAATCATGATCTTTTTTTAAATAAAGAGTTGGAAAACATCCTAGAACCATACATTTCTGAATTTGGATATCAGTTATTTGGTGAAAAGAAAAAGTGGATAATCACAAGTATTTGGGGAAATATCATGAAAGAGGGTGGTTATCAACATCGCCACTGTCATTCAAACTCTTTTATTTCTGGTATTTTATACTTGAGTTTACCTCTTGGTTCGTCTTTAACTAGATTTCATAGAAGAGAATTTGGTGGAGATACATTCACATTTTCTAATGAAAGTGGAGAAATAACAGAATATAATAATTTGACTGTCGATTTAAATGGTATAAAAGAAGGAGATTTAGTTTTATTTCCAAGTTATATTATTCATGATGTTCCAATAAATAAATCAAAGAGTGATAGGATTACTATTGCCTTTAATGCTGTCCCAGATACACTTCAAAATTCTGGATATAGAATAGGATTTACAAGAGTTTAATATGGACGATAGAATTCTAGAAGGTACACTTTACGCATTAGTTGAAGATGGTATCGTTAAAAATATCATTAGTTATCAGGAGGGATCTAATTATAATCCACCTTCTGGATTTGATATGATAAAATGTACAGATTTTACTGGAGTTCCAACTATTGGTCTTGCTTATGAGAATGAAGTTTTTGAGCAACCAGTAAATGGAGTTGGAATAGGATTCACCCCTCAATAATAAAAATTTAGTACTATGAGGTTTACCATTTATTCAAAAGAAGGTTGTTCATACTGCGAAAAGGTTAAAAAAGTTTTCAATTTGACAAACCTACAGTATGTGGTGTATACTCTTGATGAGGATTTTACCAAGGAAGAATTTTATGCAGAGTTTGGAGAAGGTACAACATTTCCTCAAGTTGTTTGTAATGAACAAAAGTTAGGAGGATGTGTTGACACAATCAAATTCCTCAAAGAACAACAAATCGTCTGATACGGAACTAAATAAAGAAGAACTCTACGAGAATCGTGGAGTAGATTTTATTATTAATGGAGGAAAAAGAAAGCAACCCAAACGGTTTATGTTTAAGAGGATTGTTCGCTTTCTTAGTCGGGAAGTGAGCATTTATTTTGAATTCTCTTTCCAATCAAAGAAAATAAAATAGGTAGTTTCCCGCGAGGTAAAGCACATGGTAGCTATAAGTCTTGTTTTTGGATCATTCCTAACAGTTTTGTTCTTTATAGTCGGCGGTTTAGTTGGTTGGGTTGCCAGAGAATATCTTTTAACGCACAAGGAGCCCCAGTTTCATCCAGAAATGTATGATTCAAATGGGAATATTATACCAGATGAAATTTTAGCAGTAAGGTTTGAAAACAATTATGACTACGACAGCGAATACGAAGAAGACGACGAAACCTAAAACAACAGAATCAAAATCAGTAACCGTTACTAAAGATTCTGTCACAAATCTTCCAAAAAACCCATTTGTTTTTGAGGTTCTTGATCTTGTCTCAAAGCAAAGATCAAATGCTAAAAAAGTAGAGGTTTTGCAGAAGTATCAAGACCCTTCTTTGAAGGCAGTGTTGATCTGGAATTTTGATGAAACCGTTATTTCATTATTGCCCCCAGGTGAAGTTCCATATTCTTCATATGAAGATCAAAATACCTTTAGTGGAACTTTAACAACTAAAGTGAATGAAGAGATTCGTAAAATGTATGAGACTGGATCTTTTTCTGTCGGAAATGCTGATACTAATGGACGTACAACTATTCGTAGAGAGTTTAAGCACTTCTATCATTTCCTTAAAGGTGGAAATCCAGGATTAAATCAGATTCGTAGAGAAATGATGTTTATTAATGTACTACAAGGTCTTCATCCTTTAGAGGCTGAGATTGTATGTCTTATAAAAGATAAAAAACTTGGTGAAAAGTATAAGATTACTCAGGAAATTGTATCAGAAGCTTATCCTGAGATTCAATGGGGAGGTCGTTCATGAGTCAACTTCGTGATGTAGTTGATGATGCACAAACTACGGAAAAGAAAATGGATCACTGGACATCAGCAGAGAGAGAAACTTCTAAGTCACGTTACGGATGTGAAATTCTGGTGGAAAATGGTTCCTATGCCGATGTTTGTACCAAAGAGGCACCGAATGATGCTTACATCGTGAAGTATATCGTGAATGATGTAACTTGTTTTGACCTTACAAGAGGAACAAGAGTTAAAATATTTGATATGTATTGGGAAAAGTTTCGTGAAAATCTCAAGCATATTGATTTTGGGTATGGCAGGATTAATCCAAGACTCTGGGGTTATCAATCTCAACCTCCTAGAAGTAAAAAAAGAAAGTAGTGGGAAAGCATTACTTATTGAATCTATACGGATGTTCATTTGATTACCTAAACAATGAACTTTTTTTAATGGGAATTTTAGAGTCTGCAGCAACATCTAGTGGTGCCACGGTAATACAAACTATTTCAAAAAAGTTTGATCCGCAGGGCGTTACTGTAATATGTCTACTTTCAGAAAGTCATATCAGCATTCACACTTGGCCAGAAAGAGGAGATGCTGCATGTGATGTTTATACATGTGGAAATTGTGATCCTAAAATAGGATGTGAACTAATAATCAACCAGTTAAAATCTTCACACCACACTTTAAGCTATATTGAAAGGTAAACTAAATATTGTAATTTAGTGAGTGTTTATGGAGAATAAAGAACAAAAATATCAAAAAGCTCTTAGTTTGTTTATTGAAAGCGTTATTAAACCAGATTCAAAACTTAGATCTGAAGCTCATGAGCAAGAGTGCTACCATGAACTCATGGAGATACGAGATGAGATTATTCAATATCTCAGAAACAAAAATCAACATTAAAATCCCCAAAGGTCGGAAAAAATTTCTCCAAAATTTTTAAAACCTTAAGGTTTTTAAAAACTGTAACAAACATTACAAAACTATTTGACTATATACGATATAAGATCTATAATGATCTCACGTTCATCCTATGACAAAAGCACTCTTGCTTTTAGCATGGGTTCCACTTCTTTCTGGTTCTGCGTCACAACCACTCGAAACTGAATATCCAGTTACGATTAGTTGTAATGTAGCGTGGGAACTAATGGACATCGTTAAAAACGACGATGTAGTTCACGAAAAGATTGAAGATCGATTGCTATTAGAACTCCGAAAGGATGTTCTGACAAAGTGCTAAACTGAATAGGACGGAAGTAAGCCGACTCGGAACGGATCGTTCATCTATGGAAACAGTCATTCTAACGTGTTTACAAGCACAACTAATTATTGGTAGAGTTCAAAAACAAGAACTCTCTATACAGACAAGGAATGATTTAGTTTGGGAGATTAAACAAATCTCTCCAAAGACTTGTAAGTTTACCATAGACGCAAAAGCCGACTGAAGGAACGCTCTTTAAACTCAAAAACTAAGGAGAAAACCTAATGTCAAAAGTCGTATACCGTGGCGTTGAATACGATACCGAAAAGCGTATCGCCTACCAACAGCAAATGCAGCAACAACCTCAACAATACAATGAGACCTACCGTGGGGTCAAATTTGTAAAAGAGGGGACTAAGGGATGACAGCAACCTATCGTGGTGTGAAGTATAACACT